CCTTCTGAAAAGATGGAGCCTGGACGACGGTTCTTTTAAGTTCCGTCCCAGAGCGATCCTAACTTCCGGTGCTAACGTACCAGGAGGGGTGGGTGCCTTTTGGGCAATGGCTTGGGATGCTTCTATCCTATGGGACTCTAGACTTGAAAAAGTCGGTCAGGGTTACATGGATTTACTCCTGTCAACAGCCCAACCGGAAGTTTTCGAGTTAATAAAGAACTGCGCGTTATTGGCTCATCGAGCCGATGACTCCATGAAATTACTAGAGAAGAGAGCAAGAATGAAGACGAATCGAATCCGTCAAGCTTTAAAAAGCTTTCAAACTCTCTTTTCTAGGAAATCAGAAGGAGATGGACGTTTCACATGGAAACGTGCACCTTGGCAGAACTTTAAGGGTAACATAGTTCTTGGAAGACTCCACCAGATACCTGAACCAGCTGGTAAGATACGTGTGGTAGCTATGACGACGTGGTGGATTCAGGTACTTCTGTACCCGGTCCACCGGAAGCTTTATTCTCTACTTCGTACTATCCCTCAGGACGGTACGTGGGACCAGACAGCCCCTCTCGAGGAGCTCCTGGTGGAGATAAAGAGTCAACTGACTCATGGTATCCAACCGCACGTATTCAGCTTTGACTTGAAAGCCGCCACTGACCGTTTTCCGATTTGGTACCAGGTAGAGGTTTTGACTCGCCTAACGAACCGAAGGTTCGCGGAGGCGTGGGCCGACCTACTTGTATCCTTCCCATATTACTTGGGGGGGATTGCAGCAATCCCACGGGGTGCTGCTCTCAGATACGGAAGCGGTCAGCCAATGGGTGTATACTCAAGCTGGGCGATGTTTTCGCTTTGCCATCATATCCTGGTTCAACAAGCTGCTTACAGAGCAGGTTTCGTTGGCTGGTACCCATGGTACGCGCTTTTGGGTGACGACATAGTCATCCTAGGAAAAGCCGTAGCCCTCGAATACCAGAAGCTTTGTTCGGACCTAGGTGTTACCATAGGTCTCGCTAAGTCACTGGTGTCCGGGAACGGCTCTTTCGAGTTTGCTAAGCGTTTCTATTTCAAGGGTCAAGACTGCTCGCCTACCTCTCTTCAAGAGTACCTCGCTGCCCTTTCGGGGGTAACGGGGTTTATCGAGTTGATTAGTAGGTTGAAACGTCAAAACCCGAGTTTGAGACTCGCGGACGTTATTCGAGGAGCCAAATATGGTTACCATTCGGTAGGGAAACTTACACAACGAATGGTTAGTCTGGGTAACACTAGACTAGCAAACTTACTCGTACTTCTCATGGCACCGGGGGGCCCTTTTGAACAACCCATCGCTTCACTATTTTCTTCAACGAGTACGGCTGTCCGACCAGATGTAAATCTGGTCGACACACCAATAACCGAAAGAAGAGTGAAGAGTGTGGCTCGAACATTAGGGCAAACCCTGGTTTCCCAGAGCGCTAGGGCCACGGAATTCTTGGGCAGTCTCGACCGACTTTCAGAACATCTGAGGGATTTCGATCCCTTAGGAGTACTGAGATACGTCGTGATGAAACGAGAGCTAGTGGTCCGATCCAACCGGGATAGCATAGCTATCCTAGGACGGTTGGGGCGATACCTTCTAGACGGAAAATTACGCTCCCGAGGGCTTGTTACCCTGCTTGGGAAAATTCTTCCGGTTTGGAGGGCTTCCAGCCGCGATGTGGCGTCTCTACCTGATCCTTTCTCCTTGGATGCACTTGGAGGTCCTAATAAACCTCGAGTTGCACCCAGGTTCTTGAAAATTCGGGTAAGAACGTTAGGTCTGAGCTGGAAGGGCCGTCCCAAGGCGCGTATGACGCTGGCTAATACCAAGAGTGCGACTCCCCATGACGGTAAAAGGCCCAAAAGGGCATATACCAACAGGGTTAGCATTCGAGGTTAATGGCTCTCTCTGGGGGTCAAACGGTTTGAATCCGTCAGCCCTTGGGGGGAGTACCCGTCCAGAATCATAACGGTTAATAGTTTCTAGTGTTAGATGATCTAGGTTGAGGAGGAATTAACACCTCTTCCTTGACCCAATCAAGTACCTTTCGGCGCTCGACGCCAACACCAGAGCCCTATAAGGACCGTCAGGTCCGGG